ATTTTCGGCCGGAGTAAGCATGCGGTGTTTTGTCTTTTTCCGCCAGTGAATAATGTAATCACTAGGAACATCGATGGAATATATCCTACTAGGCCTCTCTCTTGTACAAGAGTCAATTATCTGAGTTTTTGCAGCTAGCTCTTCTAGAATTCTTGTGTACATTCTAGTTCTAATTTGATTTGCTGCCAAGCCATTGTCGAGAAGCAATGAGTTCCAGCTACGCTTGTACGCATAAAACATATGAAGCTTGTCGGCAAATTCATTGCCAAACCCTTTTAATTTCTTCTTCTTGTCATTAGAGTTTATCTTACCACTACCATATTGCAATTCATTCTCTGGCCAGATATTAGCATCGACGCCCGCCTTAGATTGAAGAATATCTTTGACGGCGTCGCGTTTGCGTAAAATATGATATTTGTCGCCGCGTGTGGCGGACGTCCTTATGCCCTCCCAAAAGCCGCGTATTTCTGTTCTGAACCAAGTCGACTCTGCGAAATCGCGAGGATCGAGACCGGTCGAGTCTATCAATTGCTCAGCCATTATTTTCATACCTTTCCATGGACTCTCCTCCTTGTTCTTGAGCTGCTCAATTTTTGTCGTATCAACTTTTGCTCTCAAAATATTAGCATCCTGAGAATACAGTCCTGTTTCCACAGCACCAACATACTGTATATCAACCTCGAATGGAGTGGATGGGACATCTGAACGGAAACTAAAAGAATGTTTAAGCAAGTTAAGGAAAAAACTAACTTTAACGCTCTCAATTGCTTCCAAGAGTTCTTCTCTTAATTCACTATGACTTTTCCCCAGAGAAACTAATTCTCTGCATGCCTCATCTAGAAAAGCAGGAGCTGGTGGTGAATAGCTAACATCAACTCTAATTCTAAAATGCGTAGGATGCCAAGCCAAATGAGCAACTGAGGACTCACCAATCCACGATGGCCTCGTTATTAAATCAGCAAAGGAGATAGTATTCTCAGGATTATTCTTAAGAGCAGGTGTAGGATATTTATGAAACATTGCGTCAGCACTATTGAACCAAAGTTTCATACCGACATTAATATAATAATCAACTTCCGCTGGATTAGTGCCCAAATAATCAAAAGAAAATTCCTTTAAGCCTACTGCGAGCAGGTTCGGGAGGTGTGGGGATGGCGGACCCATGGTGTCGGGGCCGATGGATTCGTGTTCTGAAAAATTGTTAAATGGAAATTCCACTTCCACACCATTCGAACTTTTCTTGGCGGACTCAGGGCTATCAAATAGAATTTTATAAATTCTTATTTTAGGTTGCAAGTTGGACATTAATTCCTTCGGTACATTCTCCAAGAGTTTCTGACCGTGTGGAGAATTCAACTTGCTCATAAAAGTCGACGCGCCTTCATTTGCTTTTTTATCCCGGGTGAGTGAGGCTCCTAATTTTAGGCGGTCGACTTTTAAAATATTGACCGGTTCGCTTACCAGGGCGCCTGGGATTTCAGCAGCAGGATCATAATCAGACCGGTCTTTCCCATGGATGGCGCTAAAAAAAGGCATAAAATCTTTTATAAAACACTGTTCCGAATACGGGCCAATTCCTTTAGTTTTTTCATCATTTATAGCCATAAAATACCTCTTAACTACTACGTGAATAAAACAAAGCTAGGGCATCTGACAGTGGAAAAGGAATATCAATGACGTCACCATGCTTAAAATCAGACTCTAAAGGTTTTTGATTAAACCAGGATATTAGCCATCCTAATTTTGTCGAGCCATATGATTGGTAAGCAAGTTTGAAAAGTTTATCTCCAGCCTTCCAAATATGACTTCTAAAGTTTAAACCTCGAAGATCTTCTGGTTCTAAATATTTAAACTCTGCTGTATTGTACTGATTTATATAATTCACATTTCTATCGACGAAATGCTCTTGGTATACCGCAGAGTTGTTTCGAAAAATTAATCTATTGTCATATCTTTTATTCACTACGTACCACCTTCATCAATCTTGCCCTAACGCTTTGGCCGCGGCAAGAGCATTTGGCTTGCTTAGTTTAGATTCGTCAGCTGATTTTGCTGCAGCCCACGAACTTCCAAAACGTCCGGGAGCAGCTGTGTGCGCATAAGGAAGGTTGGTTTTCGAAAATCTTATCTTCTTAGCATCTGGACCCTCTTCTCTTGACATCGTCCAAGCTGGAAGTTTTTCATTAAACGGAAAAAATGAAAAAGACAAGTTTATAAGCTGTGGATATATATAAGAAGTGTCGGCAGCACCCTTATGAGCGCCTTTCGGATGAGGGCCGATATCATGAAAAAACCCAGATGGCAAATCAAAATTGTAATTTACATTCCCAATGTAACCCTTTAAACCATCTCGCAAAACATCGCCACGTGAAGCGCCGGGTCCAGTAATCAAATTTTTGAATTTAACTTTGAATATGGGATCACCGCCAGCTTTAACATGAGATCTCACAACACCGTGAAAATTTTCCTGTTCATCAACAAGCGGATACATCATCTTAACTAACGTGCTCAAATTGCGTAAATTTTCTTTAGCCTCAAAAGCATTGCTAGATGGTAAATCTAGCCCGATTTGCATCTGCCTATCAACTGCCCTCATCTTTCTTACTGGTTCAGCGTGACCCACAAAAGTATTAACGTCCAATGATGTATCAAAACTGTCACTAAATGAAGTTAAAAAAGCTTTAAAAGCAACAACTTCTTGAGCATGTATCGCATATATGCTGATGTATAGGCCGTGTTGATTAGCCAGGGTAGTAGAGTAGTCTGTATACCCGGCACCATCTTTAGGTTTGGCATGTGTTTTAAACTGTGGTGTTTGAAATTTAGGCGGATACATGATAGTTCTCCTATAACTTAAATAGCCAATTTATTAAGTTTTTGCTAGCCAGCGCCAGGAGATACTTTAATATTGCCCTGATCTTCTATGATATTCAAAACAGCCGAAGCTAGTGTGCGATGACCGGTCTGGAAGTTTATTGGTTGGTTGTAAATTTTCTGTGGTCTTGCGGATCCGCCGCCACCGCCAGTGCCTCCACTTTTTTTGGACTCGATCATGTATCTAATAATAGAATCACTGCCTTCTTGTTTGAGGTGTATGGTTGCTTTTGCATAGTCTTCCGCCGCTCTAGAGATCTCTCGTGTTCGAAGAGAGTCAGACGAATCAACTGCTTTAGTTGTATTAACCATCTGTGAAAAGGTACCCACTGTTTGTCTGGCGGCCGGCCCCACCTCAGCTAATCTTTCAGTCGCTCTCATAACTTCTTCATACCCTGAAACTTGCATACCAAATACAAAATTCTTGGTGGCGCTTCCTACGTTTTTCATAGCGCCGGCTAATGAAGATAGTTGTGGTATTAGCTGCGATCTAGATATCATTCCTGATGCGCTTGATGCGGCGCCGCCGACTTGTTGTAGACCACTAGCTAATATTTGAGTTGCATTGATAAGATTGGGAGAACTTTTCTTCTCTACCATATTATGATACAACAGGCCAACTCCTCCCATAGACAACATTGTGAGAGCAGCATTAACAGGTCCAGAAGCTGCGCGTAGACCTATAAGTGCTACCGTAACTGCTCTTAGAGTTGAATGAAGTTTGACAAAGACTCCCGTCAGGGCCATAACCTGTAGAACCGTTTGACCTTGAGCAGTCGCAGCGAACCTGGCAAAGCCGTCGACTAATCTTATAGTTAGATTAAGCAGAGGCTCCATACTAGTGGCCAAGGTCATGAACGAAAGTCTGAGTCTGTCGGCCATGTCTTTCGTCCTTCGACTTACCTCTTCTAACCTTTCTTCTTTGGCCCGGGCCTTCTCCATCTCTGCTGTAGCTGCGCTAAGAGAATTACGAAAGAAATTACCGGCATCACCGACGCTTTTAAAGCCGGCTGCTGTTGCGAAGGCTTGTCTTTCAAATCTACTCAAAGATTCCCATGATCGTCCGGATGCCTGCAGTGTCTGATGTAATAATGATAGTCTCTTTTCTTCTGACGCATAAACCATTTGAATACTGTTGAGGTAGGGGCCGCCCAAAATACCGTTCAGCCTGGCAACAGCGTTCGCTGCTCCTTCAAAGGTGTCAAACCTGGCTGCGATACCAAAAAGCGTAGTCATAGCCAGGCCAGAGCTTCTTGACTGCGCTGCTAAACCAGCCAACACAGTTGTAGCCCGCGATCCGTATTTGGCCAACTGAGGCAGCAATTGATTAGCTTGTTGCAAGGCAGAATTAACATTCAATTGTAAAGATTGTGCCATATTAACAAAAGAACTTGTAGCTTGTATCGCTTGTTGCCTACCCATGCCTAAGGTTTGAGTCATTGTTTGCATGTAGCTGGTTGTTGATCGTACGTCAACTCCTGCTTCACTCATCTTTGAAGCAAACAAAGCCAGTTCTGTTCTAGCGGATTCTGATGCACCTTTAAACATCGTCATATTATTATAAAGCTCGGCTTGAGCAGCACCTGCTGCACGTGTATCTAAACCTAGATTTTTCAAAGCAGTGGACGTTTGTATTACAGAGCTTCCAAATCTATCGGCGGCGCCCGTAGAAGCAAAGAATTTAGCACGAAGGCCATCTTGTATGACCATCAACTGTTCAGTGGCCGAGGCCCAAAACCCCATTGCTTTGTTGGCGACAGCAACAGATGGGCCGGCTATACTTCCAATACCCTGATAACTACTTACTATATTCTGTAATTGGTGAGCAATGCCTCCAACAGCGTTGGCCATTCCGCCAAGAACAGTTTGATTAAAGTTGGTGCCAATGCCAACTAGACCGCCTAATTTGCTTGCTAGTCCCTGAAAGGCCGCGGCCTGCTTTCCCAGCTCAATGGTTGACTGTATCTGTACTGAAAGTAATCTAGCTTGTTGTGTTCGGGTAGCTTCACTTACGCCCTGAATTTGAGTAATCAGTTGTAATTTTTGTTGTAACTTTGCAACTTCTTCCGAAGTCATAGAAAGACGACGTTGCGTATTGTTGAGAATCGCTTCAATGTGTTCGGCTTCTTTCTGTAATATCGCGCTGCCAGACTGATAAAGTCTAATCAACTCTTGTCTTTCTTTTGTAACAGCTTGTAATCTAGCTAACGCTTGGCTATACGCATTTGTTTCTTTGCCCTGTAGAGCAAGAATCTCCTGCTGTGCCTTAATTTGTTGGTTAAGGCTGTCCATGTACTGAGCCTGGAGTTGATTTATTAGTTGAAGCTGAGCTGGATCTGGAGTTCCGTTAGCCATTTATCTCGTTCCTTATCTCAGAGGCCAAACTAAGCCTGTTTGTGCTTCGAACTGTCGAACTGCATTATTCAAATTGCTTGCGCTCTGTAAAGTGCTTGGGTTGTTTAAACCAAACTGTTGATATTTGCCAATATAATCACCTTCAGAAGTTAACGCGTCTACAAAGGACTGAATTTCTGATTTATTACCAGTAAGATTGAGGCCTCCTTTGCCACCAGCCAAGATCCTTTCTAAAGCAATCGCTACTTGTGCTCCAAAAGATTCCAAGTAGTTCTCATTAAGCTTTCCGCGGCGGGCTGCACTCAGATCGATCTCTATAACCGTAGAGAGTTTTTCTTCACGAAGGTCCTTCATTGTTGTTCTCCAAAAGTGTCACATATAATTAGTTATTTATATTACTTTTAGCTGTTTTTACTCTGACGAGTCGTGCTTTCCATTTCGTCATGTTCCATTTTAAGTTGTTCTGTCAGTTTATTAACGAACCAGTTCCTCACCTTCAAAGGGAGATTGTAAGCTTCTGTAAAGCTCCACCCACCATAATATTTCATATAGAAAAACTGTTCGTAAACAGATTCGATGTACTCATCGTCTAGGCCAAAAAAAGTCCACCGTAAACGGGACATCTACCTCCTCTTCGTATGCGCACGAAGAACATGTGAATGATTGATTCAACTCGACATTGGGCATTATTGTAGAGTACATAAGTCTGAGATGTCTAGAGTCTTGTGCTGGCATCGCATCGATAAACGAACCAATTGTTTCCATCTTGCTGTCCCCATTGACGGACATAATCATCAACCTAAATTGGTCTGTCAAAACAGCTTCCGATAAATTATGTTTCTTTCTTCGTTCAGCAATTTGTGCTAGCTTCTTCTCGTCATGACCGGTCAAAAACCTTACTTCCAAAGTAATTTTAGATACCGGGAGTTCAATCAAAAATGTCCCACTCTCTGTTTCTCTAACATTATAATCTGTAAGTTCCCCACCAACGTTTATCTTTTTATCGGTGAGATCAAATGTGTAGCCCACAACTTCGGCACACGCCGGACAAGTAATTTTGGTTTCATAGTTTTCTCCGTAACCGGTTATTCTTGCCGCCACAATCAGCGCATTTTTATCTCCCACCAGTAAATCATCAACGTTAACACTTTTATCAATGAGAATGTTTTCTAACATTCTTTCGATTGCAACCCCTTTCTTCAATAAAGATCTGGAAGTTAAAATATCTTCATCCTTTGCTGTCATGTATCGAATTTCAAGCGTGTCGACGCCGCATAAAGGATGCTCACCAGAATAATATTTACCACAAGAAGGCAGTTCCACAAATTCTGTAGGAGTAGTGAAACTGAAGGTTGGTTCATTTTGGGCTCTTGGCTGTTCCAGAGACGGCGGAGGTGGCGTTGGCGGAATGGCGCCAACTCTGTCCTCATTATTTCTAACTGTCATAGTTTACCTCGTTCAATACTATTATAACAGATTTCTTTTGTATGTTAAACTTTTAATGTTTTTCAAATTCAGCAAAGTCATAACGAATTGTCATCGAGATATCAAGCATGGCATCAGAATCATAAGCTAAGCTACCGAACTTGACACTCTTAATCCATGGGTTGATAAAACTCCAAGTTTCAAGCTTATCATTGCCTGCGCCGCGTTGCTCAATTTGAATTCTCGGGCCAAGAGCATCTACCGCCTCCGCTTTAGAGATGGTGAACAGGTTGCCTTCCTTATGCTGTTCGGATGGCGGTCTATATCCAGACCTGGTCAAGGCTTTAATCAACGCATGCGAGCTATCAGGATCAACAGGATCGACAAGGGTAACACTAATCTCGTCCCAAGTCAACTGACCAGGATAATAGAAGTAATGTCCATAAAAATTATGAGAAGTTTCATTGATAGAGAAACCTGGCTTATCCACTGACTTGATCACAAATGATTCTAGCTGAGAGTTTCTAGCGAAAAACAACCATCGATGTGATCGTTTTGGCTCCAAAGTACTGTCTGTCCAAAATCCCATATTTTTATTTCTCCTTAAATACCTATATTAAATAGTGTTGCTTATCAAAAGTTTCTTACTAATCTGCAAAAGAAGCTCCTGAATCCGTGATGATGAAATCCAAGGCAATGAACTCAATTGCTTGCGCAGGTTTCAAAAATACCTTGGCGTACATGATGTTCCTATCGACTAGCTCTGGTGTCGTTGTAGTCTCGTCTAGAACAACCTTGAAATCGGTCAAACCTAGGCCACCCTTGACATTGGAGAGGAACGTCTCAACCTGGCCTTTAAAGCCATTCCACGTCGCCACAACGTTCTGTTCGAACAAGGTGGTTGCGGCAATCCTCGAAACTTGCTTCTTGATAAAGATCAACAAGCGTCGAACATTGATTCTATCCAAAGCAGACGGTGTAACTTGCAATGTCTTCTGTCCGAAAATTACGATACCTTCTGCTGGGAATGACGCAATTGGGTTGATATTCGCTGCGTAAAGTTTATCCCTGTCATCAGATGAAAGGTGCATCTTTACACCTGTTACTGGGACTCCAGCTGCGCCGTCAGTCAGGCCGCCGCGGGTAAACCCTGCAGGCGCAAACCAAACTTCTCGTACAGCCTCGCTCGAACCCATTGTGCCTAGGGCAACAACAGATGGTGGTACAAACAAAATGGCATTACTAATGGTATCCCTGATCTGTACCCATGGAAAATAAGCGCATCCATAACTCGAGTTAATCTGTCGGCCTTTGAGCGTATTAACTGCAAGGTCAACATTTGGCTTATTGGCCGCTTCTGTTGCTTCATTCTCGTGCGGAGGTACATAATCTTTTTCAAGATCAATGATAGCTAGCGCGTCGCCTCGATCCTCACAAATACTAATAAGATGCTCAGTGAGGGCCGGCTGCGTAATTCCGGGGATTGTAGCAAGATTCATTTCAATCACCTCTGCATCCCTAATACTATCGATTGCACGTTTAATAGAATAGAAAGCGTAATTATTGGTCTCAGAACCATTGGCAGTAATGAATTCGTTTCTGAATGGATCTTTCTCTGTAATATCCAAGCCG